AGGAGGGAAATCATCCAAAAACCCCCGCAAAAATCGCACACGGGGCGGATATGTCATTAAGGCGAATTCAAAGTCCCAGTCTCGTCGTAAAAACAGTCGTAAAAAACAATAACATTCTCAAATATTGATGTTTTCCACTCCCTCGGCCTCGGCCGCCTTCTTTAGCAACTCATTGCGGATATTGATGTTGGCATCTTTTTCAGCCACTTCACGCTCGTCGAAATTCACCTTCTCGCGCACCCCGATGAGCTCACCATCCTCGTTGATGGTCTGGGTCAACACATTGCCGCTCTTTTTAGCCAATTCAATGTTCTCCTGAATGGCCTTCTTCTTCGCCTCCTTCACGCGACGCTCAAACTCCTCCTTGGCCTTGGCCTCATTCTTAATCTTCTCGTTGTGCAGCTGGTTGAGTTCCTCCTCCATGAATTCGATACGTCCCGTTTTGTACGCGTCGGGGTCCCAAGGAATCCACATCCCCACCGGCCCCACATAAATGTCGTGGTTGGGGTCGATTTCGCGCAGCTTCTTACAGCGAAATTCGGCCTCGTCCTGCGTGGGAAACACACCGCGAATCTTGAGGCCGCGCGTCGACGTTTGAAACGCATGCGCCCGTTGAAATTGTTGGTTTAGGGTATCCTCGTTACTATCCATAAAATTCTTGTAATCGTCCTCGACCGTGTTCTCTTTGAGCTTGGATTCTTCTTCTTTAGTGAAATCATTAAAGTCCGCGATAACGTCATCGATTTTCAAATTGTATTTGTACGCCGCAAAATTTAGAAAATCCTTGAATTTGGACATGGATTTAGTAAAGTCCCATTGCTTGATAAACTGGTCGAACAAGAAAACCTCGCGTTTTTTCAGCAACTTCTCCGGAGAAACAAAGGACATACAGGCGAATTTTTGTCCGGCCAAAGGGGCGTCTTCGTCACACAAATCAATGTATTTAGGGTTGGGTGACCCGTCGGGCATATTTTTCCGCTCAAAGGGCAGGGACATTTTTCAATGATATGTATTTAGAGAAATTTTTATTTAAGTGTTTTATCAGGATATATATTTTTTTGTTTGGTTATAATATAATATTCGTGTAAAATGAGCGGTCTGACTTTTGATTTTAGCGAATTGATCAAACGCGCCATCAAGTACATTATTGAGGGTATCATGGTCGCCATTGCGGCGTACGTGATCCCCAAGAAACAGTTGAACATTGAGGAGGTGGTCATCATCGCGTTGATGGCGGCGGCCACGTTCTCCGTGTTGGACGTGTTCATCCCTAGCATGGCTTCCAGTGCGCGCGGGGGAGCAGGGCTCGGGATCGGAATGAATTTGGTGTCGTTCCCTAGATTGTAACAGCATAAATGGTAAGGAAAAAATGGAAATTAAAATGATATAAAAATATAAGTTTTTATATTATTGTAAAATGGACCAAGAACAGTTACTGGAAAAAATTAATATTTTAGAGAGCGAAAATGCTTCATTGAAGGAACAGCTTAAAAAATACACGTCACCAGCACGTAATAAAAAATATTACGAAAATCACAAAGAAGAAATAAAACAAAAAATTAAAGAAACGATAACTCCAGAGAAAAAAAAAGAGTACAACCAACGATACAATTTAAAAAAAAAAGAAAAAAAACTTATTTCCGAAACCATTTAAAGAAACGTGCGTAATTTACTTATAGAAAGGACTAATATAATGGAAAATATTGTTGTGTGTCAAGAAATAAAATACAAAAAGAGGAAATATTACCGGAAATTATGTGAATACGAAGAATGTAAAACTATGCCATCTTATAATAAAATCGGCGAATCTAAACCATTATATTGTAAAAAACACAGCTTATCAGACATGGTAAATGTTATAAGTATTCGTTGTGTTACAGAAGGCTGTAACAAGCTTCCTAATTTTAATTTTCTTAACCAAAAAGGTGGATTATTTTGTAATGAACACAAAAAAGAAAATATGGTGGATGTAAAACATAGTTATTGTATTGAGAATAACTGTCAAAAACGACCGAGTTATAATTATAATGATAAATCAAAAGCTATCTATTGTAAAGATCATTGTTTATCTGGTATGGTAAATATTGTTACACGAAGATGTAGATATAAGAATTGTCAAAAGATCCCTAATTTCAATTTTCAAGGTGAAAAAACAGGATTGTTTTGTTTAGAACACAAAGAATCAAACATGGTTGATATTAAACGTAAATATTGTATTCGTGAAGAATGTAAAACACGGGCTTCGTTTAATTACGTAAATTTAAAGGAACCGTTATATTGTTGTTTACATAAAATGAATAATATGATTAATATCATAGATGTTAAATGTATGTTTGAAGATTGTAATAAACGTCCAAACTTCAATTATGTTGGTAAAAAGACCGGACTGTACTGTTTCAAACACAAACAGACTGACATGGTGGATGTAAAACATCAAAAGTGCTTGACACATCTATGTGATATTCGCGCCACAGATAAATACGAGGGTTATTGCTTTCGGTGTTTCATCTATGTATTTCCAGATAAACCGAATGCGAGAAATTACAAAACCAAAGAACGAAATGTAGTTGAACATGTGTTGGAAAAATTTCCCGATTTTACTTGGATCGCCGACAAAAAAGTACAAGAGGGTTGTTCCAAGCGCCGCCCCGATTTGCTTATTGATTTGGGGTACCAAATCATTATTGTCGAGATTGACGAGAACCAACACACCGATTATGACTGTTCCTGTGAAAATAAACGCATCATGGAAATATCGCAAGATTTAGGACATCGCCCGATTGTATTCATTCGATTTAATCCCGATGGATACATTTCCAAGGACAATACAAGCATCCCATCGTGTTGGGGCACAGACAAAACCGGGACATGTGCCATCAAAAAAACCAAAGTAAAGGAATGGCAAAAGAGGCTTGACAGTTTATGTGAACAAATCCAGTATTGGTCCCACTCAGAACATAAAACAGATAAAACCATAGAGAATGTTCACCTATTTTATGACGAAAATTTGTAAAAGAGTAGTATATAGATGAACCAAGAACAAAAAGAAGAACAAAAACAAAAGATACGCGTAATATTGCCGGGGGGTGGGGTGAGAGGTTGTTTTCAGTTAGGTGTATTACATAAATTATTGGAATCGAACAAATATACCATTGATCAAGTATTTGGAACATCCATTGGTGCTATTTTGGCACCATTTGTGGCTTGTGAAAACATCGCGCCTATAAAATCCTATTTTGATAAAATTACTTGTTTAACTGATGTAATACAACCACATCAATTATTTGGTATAAATTTGACGTCAACCCTCATGTTAGGAGTGATGATTGTACTGAAAATGGGGGCATACAAATCTATAAAAATCGTAGATTATATAGAAAAAAATTTGACAGAGGAGCAATTGCTAATTGCTGAACAAAAATGCCACGTGGTTGCTTATGATATGTCGAATCAGACAAATACATGGTTTTCTGGTAAATCGTTGTTAGAGGGGATTCGTTGTTCTTCCGCATTATTTGTGGCGGTTCCCCCAATTGAATTTAATAACACGATATACACGGATGGTGGTATTACGGAAATGTACCCACTGGATTATATTTTAGAGAAAGAAGCGAATGACAATTTTGATGGAATGTATTATTTTATTGATTGTTCTACGCGTAAATCACTACCAACCCCCAAACCAACCAACATTTTTACTTTTATTTGGCAATTAATTTGTACTCCCTCCAATCGGTTATGCGAATTTGAATTGGAAAAAATGAAAAAGAATTTTGGTGATAAATTGGTCATTATACGTCCGGAAATAGATATTTTACAAAATTCTTTGGATATCCATCCCGAAAGAATGAAACAAACATTTACGAATGGGTGTGACCAAGCAACTCGTTTTTTACAAGACGTTCACAATACAGAAAATGACCAAAAATATACGCCAAAAATAAATCCAATAACTGTTATAGAATATTTTTACAAGCGCTCGGGATGACGTATACACTGTAAAAATCTTGGCCACACTAAATTTCGAGAGGAGGTAAAAATGCCACAATACCTGTCGCAATAAGCGCCAAGTGGGAATACAGATGAAACAATATATGGGATTTGCCGGCCCATTTTTTTCGCGACGCCACATTTGATTTGTAGATGAACCAGAATGTTACGAGCGCCATTCCCAAGAATAGTTGTAAATTATTTGTATTGATAAATAATTTGTATATCAGCACGGACAAAATACCGATTCTCGCCATGGCCGCATCCATCGTATGGAATACCGAATTTTCGACACTATCTATCCAAAACATGGCCGACGCAAAAGAAACGGTGAAAAATAATACGATGAAAAAGGGATTCGTGGTAAATAAAATCGGAACTAAGAATCCAAAACTGGAAATCGTCAATATGTATTTCCAAAATACATCGCCGACCCGTTTCATTGTACTATATCTATATATTTATGTGGTCTAAACTGTGGGAAAATACTGCCAGCCCAGTTCCGCACACACTTCTTTCCAAATGAGGTCCATTTGACGCTGTTTGATGAGATCACGCAACAACGGAATATACGGCAAATACTGGGTCTGGTCCAACAATACACATAATTGATAGAGAGTATACGTGTAATTGAAAAAATTGGTGCGATCGGGGGGACAATGGAGCGCCCATGGTTTCTGTATTTCGATGAACAACACACAGAGGGTTTCGTGAAGTTCGTCGCTCATGATGGGGGGGCGTATCCCGAATATCGAATTGATATACTGAATATGCTCGAAATATTTGTTGTAGCCCAATTTCCGCAAAATTTCGCGCATCTTGTCGTAGTTGAGTTCTTTCGCATAATCCTTGATGCGCTCCTTTTTGATGCGTCGCTTGATGTCTTCGATGACGCTCTCCGGAATTTGGGTGGTTTCTTTGGCCTGAAATTGCGACAATATTTCCTTGAAATGGTTGAGACGAATATAGGCAGTGTAAGAGACTTCATTGGGCGGTTCTTTGTTGGACGGTTTGTTGCTGTCCACAATGTAGCTGATGAATTTACCGCATAGGGGGCTGTTACAGATCAAAATGCCCTCTTCGTCTTGGGGAATGAATTCCCCCTTGTGGCAAAACGTACACACGTCGGTGGGGACCACGAAATCCTGGATGTTGGTGATTTCGTTGTCCACGTTTTTCCAATATTGGTTGATGTTGTGCTTAATTTTAGTCTGATTTTCGGCGGCTTGTTCGGTGGTGTCGTTTTCCTTGGGTTTGACTTTGAAGAAGGAATTGAGAACATTCACGTGTTGTTTTTCCCCCGACGATATTTGTTTCTTTTCTTCAAAATAATTGAAAATATGGGTGGAATTTTCCAAAAAGTACTGTTTTTTTTCGCGCTTTAGGGACTTTATCCGGGTTTTAAGTAATTCCATTTTGTCCTGAAGTTCTATTCGTTGATCTACTAATTTACCTTGATTTTCAGTATCCGCATCCATTTTACTGGAGATGTCAGAGACGATTTGTTTGATTTCGTGAATTTCGCCGCGCAATTGAGGAATAATTTCTGTCTCTATTTTGTTAAAATGTTCCAACATTTGGGAGTGTTTTTTATCAATAGTATGGGTAGTGGGGTCACGTTTTCTTATAAAGTTTTTAAGCGCAGTCGATTCCATTTTCTCCTACAGTTCTATATTAAACAAATATACAGAATTTGGGGGATTTTTTATGTTTTTGTTTTATCTTATTAGGTGGGCGATAATTCTATATAATTTATCGGAAAATATGAATTAATTAAATAAATCATATTTTATTGACGGAGGGTAGTTGGATTATGGATACAGATCCTACCATTAAAATGAGTTGGCTTCATTTAAAAAAGATGACATTTATTATGAACGCACTTGATCAAGGATGGTCTGTAAAAAAAGAGGACGAAAAATACGTGTTTTCAAAAAAGCACGAGGGTAAACGGGAAATTTTCCGAGAAGACTATCTGCGCACATTCATCGAATCCAACATGGTTTTAGGTGAAACGGTCTAGATGCCGGCGCTAGTTTATTTTGATAAAAACAAAGCTGTGTATATATTACCATACGATGAGACAAGTTGTGAGTGCCATCAAACGACTGTTTTTCAGAGAATTACCTATGCCGGTAGGTAGGTGGAGAATCGAGGAATGTACTACCAAATTAGACCATAAAATAGATTGGTCGAACGAGGATCACTGTGGACCCTGCGGGCAATATCGTCTGGATAAAAACGCATCGCCGTCGGATAAACGGGTCTCACTGCGTTTACAGAGATGATTACTGTATCTAGTAAAACAGTTCCACCGTATCGATGGTCTTTTCGGTCGGAGAGGCAATACATTGTTGTATCGTGTTCAAGAGAGTTTCAATGCGCATGTTCCATTCCGGTTGTTTGGAGACAGGAATGGAATACACCCCCAATTTGTTGGTTTTCCAACAGGAGGTCACTTTTTTACCGTCGTCATTGATGTAGTCGTCAGGATTGAACCGGATAAACACGATGGGTCGGTGTCCTACGTCTTGGGAAATTTCCATCATACGCTTATTTTCACAGGTGCTTTCGTAATCTTTGTGGCGATTTTCGTCGATTTCTACAATGATAATGTGTGATCCGTAATCGAGAAGTAAATCGGGACGACGCTTGGAACACCCGTCTTGGACCTTTTTGTCGGAAACCCAGGTAAAATCAGGAAATCGTTCCAATACGTGTTCTACCACATTGCGCTCTTTGGTCTTGTAATTTCTGATGACCTCGATTTCTGGACAAACGTGAATACAACACGTTAGACAATAATTGTTGTATCGTTTGATGGCCATTTTGTCGCAAAACGTAGATTGACATAATGATGAACCTCCGCATTCTTTACATCGTGGTTTGTATTTATCATGTATACAGTAAGCCCAATTAGAACATATTCTACAAATGTGTTTATAGATATTATGCTGGCAGCGATGATACGTCGGGTTACATTGAGAACAAATCTCACGGGTTTTATTGTGTTCACATGTCCGATCTGTTTTACATATTTTACACGTTGCTTTTCTATTATTATGTTCACAAAATAACAGGTGTAGACAATCTTTACACCGTTCACGTCGTTTACCATGTAAACAGATTGAATTGCCATTACATTCAAAACATCTATATTTGTAAATATTATGCTTACATAGTTCAGAACCTCCGCAGTCTACACACCTTTCTTTACGTTTATTATGGATACAGATTTGACTACTACCGCAATCTACGCAATACCGTTTTTGTTTACCATGATCACATTTTTTTGACATTTCCTATATCGGATAATTAGAATCTTCCTGATACTATAAATCAATTTTTTCGTAGTACGCTTTCTTATGTGAAGGAGCTGTGTGTTTCTTGAGGTGTTCTTTAGTGGTTTCTAGTTTCACTAGAAGCTGATCATATACCAGTTTTGGTGCCTCATTTTTTTTCTAATAGTATGATGTAGACGGTCATGAACTCCGTATTTAGCAGAGATGTCTTTATGTTCTTTTTACATAAACTATGCTGACATAATAACTTATTTGTTAGAAACATTAACTGCTAAAAGTGATGTAAACTATTCAGACCGTTTTTATATTATTTTGTATTAATATAAAAATATGTATACCTCGGAAATTATTTTCTTTAGCAATAGTATAATATAAATTATGGGTGGCGCGCTTATGCAATTGGTTGCTTACGGTGCTCAGGACGTTTTCCTCACGGGAACGCCTGAGATCACTTTCTGGAAGGTGTCTTACAGACGCCACACGAACTTCGCGATGGAGTCCATCGAGCAGACCTTCTCTGGTCAGGCCGACTTCGGTCGCCGTGTCACGTGCACGATCTCCCGCAACGGTGATTTGTGCTACCGCACGTACCTTCAGGTGACGCTTCCTGAGATCAACCAGTCGATGGCTGCCACGAACACGGGTGTCTATGCCCGCTGGATGGATTTCATCGGTGAGCAGTTGGTGGCTCAGGTCGAGGTCGAGATCGGTGGTCAGCGCATTGACCGCCAATATGGTGACTGGATGCACATCTGGAACCAGTTGACGCTCACGTCGGAGCAGCAGCGTGGTTACTTCAAGATGATTGGTAACACGACCCAGCTTACCTACATCACGGACCCTACGTTCGCCAGCGTGAACGGCCCTTGCGCGGCGGCCGGTGGCCCCGCTCAGGTGTGCGCTCCTCGTAACGCGCTCCCGGAGACGACGCTCTACGTGCCTCTCCTTTTCTGGTGGAACCGCAACCCGGGCTTGGCTCTCCCTTTGATCGCTCTCCAGTATCACGAAGTTAAGATCAACCTGGATCTCCGCCCCATTGGCGAGTGCTTGTGGGCGGTGAGCAGCCTCACGGCCTCCACGGGTATCTTGTCCGTCTCGGCGGCATACCAGCAGTCGTTGGTGGCGGCGTCTCTCTACGTCGACTACATCTTCCTCGACACGGACGAGCGCCGCAAGATGGCGCAGAACCCCCACGAGTACCTCTTCGAGCAGCTCCAGTTCACGGGTGACGAGTCGGTCGGTTCCTCGTCGAACAAGATCAAGTTGAACTTCAACCACCCGTGCAAGGAGCTCATCTGGGTTGTCCAGCCGGACGCCAACGTGGACTACTGCTCTTCGTTGGACGCCACCCAGACGCTCTACCGCACGTTGGGCGCCCAGCCGTTCAATTACACGGATGCTCTCGATGCCCTCCCCAACGCCATCCACGCGTTTGGTGGCCCCGCCGAGGTGTCGGGTGTCAACGGTGTGATTGCCTCGAACGGTCTCTTCCAGATGGCCGGTGCCATTGACGTGGCGCCTTCCTCGGGCTCCGCGTTGGGCGGTGAGTGGGGCTCTGCCGCGGTGACGGCGACTCCCTTTGGTTCCACCAACACGACGATCTCGGGTTCGGGCCTTTCCGATGCCGGCACGTTCGTGCTTGCTGAGACGGCGCTTGACATGCACTGCTGGGGTGATAACCCTTGCGTCACGGCCAAACTCCAGCTCAACGGCCAGGACCGCTTCTCTGAGCGTGAGGGTTCCTACTTTGACGTGGTGCAACCCTTCCAGCACCACACCCGCGCCCCCGACTCGGGCATCAACGTTTACTCGTTCGCCCTCCGCCCCGAGGAGCACCAACCAAGTGGCACGTGCAACTTCTCCCGTATTGATAACGCCGTGCTCCAGCTTGTGCTCTCGTCCGCGACGGTCTCTGGTACCGCCACGGCCAAGGTGCGTGTGTATGCCGTGAACTACAACGTCCTTCGCGTCATGAGCGGAATGGCGGGAGTCGCGTATTCCAATTAAAAAGAGTAATTTACAATTACTTATATTTGTGTTTTAGTTAATATAACAACAAATATTACTTTTGATCTTTTAAAGTAAAAGTAATATAAAGAAACGATGTATTATAATATATAATATCATGGATTGCTCTCTGAATATTGTAGACTTAATTGAATCAAACCCCATCACCAAGCTGTCAAACACCTACAACAACCGTCTTTTGACAAAAATAAAAGAAACATTTTCGGAAACACAACAACAGTTATTTGTTTCATCGTTTTATTGTTATCTAAATTACAACCAATCTACAGATTTTGTCATTGATTTGGACAATGTATGGCAGTGGTTGGGTTTTAGTCAAAAATATCATGCGAAAACCTCATTAGAAAAAAATTTTATAGAAAACACACACTATAAAATTTTGCTACCGCAATTGCGGGAGCAAAAAAATGAGGGTAGAGGAGGGCACAATCGCGAACAGATTATGTTGAATGTTAAAACGTTCAAACTATTTTGTATCAAATCAGGAACCAAAAAAGCCAACGAAATACACGAATATTTTGTCAAATTGGAAGAAATATTACACGAACTTGTTCAAGAAGAAAGTGATGAATTGAAACAACAACTAGAACAAGCAACCACTCAAATTCAACATATTGAAGAAAAGCACAAGCACGATTTGGAAAAAAACAAACTACTCGAACGCGAGAAAATACTCAGGCGTGATTATGCCACCAACGGGCCACTCGTTTACATCATCCGCGTCAAATCCTACGAAAATGGGTGCTATGTCATAAAAATTGGGGAGAGCAGCAAGGGTATCGAAGGCCGTTACAATGAGCACAAAAACAAATACCCCGAGTGTGTACTGTTGGATTGTTATCCCGTCGTGAAAAGCCGCAATTTCGAAAAATTCTTACATGGCCATCAAACCATTAGAAAACATATTGTGCGGGATTTGCCGAACCACGAAAAGGAGAACGAGTTGTTTATGATTGGCAAAGAGTTGACATACGGTATGGTGACCCGCATTATTCATACCAACCTACAAAAATTCAATGAATTTACTCCGAGTGATTTCAAGCAAATGCTGGAAGAAGTGGTATCTAGCCAATTTGTTTCCGAAAACCGGATAGAATCAACTACCCCCGCAAATACAAACGAATTATTACGCCAGGTTCTCCAAAATCAAACCACCATCCTCGAACGTTTGGCCGACCTAGAACAAAAAATACATACACCAATTGCGATCAAAACTACTACCAACTTCGGACAACCCCTGGTCACTGTTGGACCCCGATTACAGAAAATCAATCCGGAGAACCTTAGCCTTGTCCAAACCTACGAATCGGTAGCAGAATGTATCAAAGAATCCAAGCACAAATTAAAACGACCCAGTATCGAAAAGGCGGTCCAGGAAAACACCATTTACGGCGGTTTCCGTTGGACCTACCGTGCCCGCGACGCCGACCCCACGATGTTGGGTGAAATCGCGCCGACCAGGCCTACACGTCCCCAAAATATGGGATACATCGCAAAACTGAATGCGGACAAAACCCAAATAATTCATGTGTACCTGGACCGAAAAACCGCCGCCACAGAAAACGGATTTCAGCCAGGTTCTCTGGATACGTCGGTAAAAGTAGGGGCGATTGCGCGCGGACATTATTATGTTTTATACGACAAATGCGATAGGGACTTGATAACTCAATTTGAAAATCAGCATGGAGAACCGGTTCTCTACAAGGACGGGGTGGGTATATTCAACGCCGATTCTGAACTAGTACAAGAATTCGTGTGTAAATATGATTGTATCAAGCAACAAGGCATCAGCGATAAAACGTTGAAAAAAGCATTGGGTGTGAACGTTCTTTACAATGGTTATTATTATCGTCTACTGGGGTCCAAAACATCTACGGGTTTTCGAGGTGAACACCAGAACCCCTAATCTTTTATCCCTATAATTATATAAGTGTTCGATTATGGAACCTATTTTAGAGAATCGCTATGTCTTATACACCGTCATTTTCATTTGTTTCATCAATTTAGTGGCGGATGTGGCCACTCAGGAATTTTTTTTCGCATTCCTCTTTTTAATTATCATTTTCGTGATGGATTCGTTCATTGATAACAAAACCGTTTCGCTTTCCGTCAGTTTTGTACTTGTCAATATTTTAATGTTGAAGTTCAAGTTCAATCAGATGAAATATTATTACAACTATTTACAGAGTTCTCCCCAGAAGAATCAGGTGCCGTCCTACGTTACATGAGCTTGCTTCCAAACCCAAACCGTGTGGAGAGACCAAACCCATACCCGGCATATCTTTGAAAAAGGGAGAACCTCAATTCCCCCAAAAATAATATAAAAAGTCGCCCCCAGGTTCTCTATATTTCGAAAATACAGAGAATCCATGTCTTATTCCAACAACCTACATAAAACCCAGAACGATTTGTTGTTATCTACCTTGATGCGTTTTTATGAGAACCGCGACCATCTCAAGAAAATGCTCTCCATTATTAACGGCGAGACGAACATTTCGCTGCGTATTGTCGACTGGTTTGTGACCAATTACGCGAAGAAATATTTTACGGTGTATGATGTGACAAATCCGACGGGGGATGTGACGAGGTTCAAGGTCTACAACGAGTACAAATTGAAATTGAAGGCTTACAGCAAACAACGGTTTGACAGTTTTTGTAGGTGGGAACGCATCATGGTCCCATTGGACGACGACAGCAACATTGAGACGACTTTAGGGCAACTGAATTTTTTCAAGTGGGCCATTGAGAACCAGATTTTAGACTATATTCGGGAGAACTATGCGGATATTGAACGCGACATGAATGCGCGCAATAGTACGTCGCGGCGTAAGAATTCGCCCATAGACCATGGCGAAGGAGGAGGGGGGAGTAAAACTCGCAAGAAGCGCGAGGAGCTCTCCATTTCGGCATGTAAATGTATCAAGAAGGAGTCGGTGAAGATTGTGGTCAAATTCAATTAATCGACGAGAAAATTAAATAACAATATAGTAATAGTATTGTTATTATGTCAAAAAAAAGAGAGATGAGTAATCCTGAAAAAGAATTAAAAAAGTTAACAGACCGAAAAGAAGTATTACTGGGAACTATCGGCAAACTTAGAAATCTATACGGCGACAAAGTATTTGAAAATGTAACATACCAAAAAACAGATGAAGAAATAAAAGACATCGAGGAACAAATAAAATATTATAACGGTAACACGACAAAATTAAAGAATGACTATTTGACAGAATTAAGGCGCAGGGAAACGGCTGTAAGATTAGGGAAAAGTTTCGACCCTACAAGTAGACCACAGGCACGATCATCGACAGAACCAAAAAAACCGGCCACCCCGCGGGAAAATTCCGTTTCATCTGAATCATCAATCACATTGCCAAGAACAAAAAACAAGGCACCTGTATTACAATCTAAACCACCCTCCCAATCTAAACCACCCTCCCAATCTAAACCACCCACACCATCTAAATTAACCCGTGAACAATTTAAAAAACTACAAGAATTCCTAAAAAATACAAACATCAACTATTCCACGTTTAATAGTAAGCCTAGTGAGAGGACTGATGCTGGTAATAATGAAGATAGTCTCCGACATAGTGTAAGAGTTGAATATGCTTTCATACAAAGTACCAACAAACATAGGTATAAAAGTTGGTTTGATACTGATAGTGATACTATGTATAATACTCAGACCAATCAGCCAGTTTATGACGATGAAATTAAAAAAAATTTTATATATGAAGAATTTTTAAAATATATTATTAGAATCAGAGACGCAAACGAGCATGTAATAAAAGTCCTTGCAGGCCCACAAAAAAAAGATTATGCCGGTATATCGAAAAAAATAGAAAAATTAAAACAAGATCCTATTTGCGGGTTAGTCGAAAAATATTTCAGTAATAGTGGACCTTTTTTAGCTGCGGTTAATGTACTTACATCTAATTTAGAAAATATTGTAAAGGTTAAAGATGCTATAGAATTGGCGAAAAAATCGATTAATGCTTCCAACGAGACCCCCAACGACATAATAATAGCCAGAAAAGCTTTGGAGGATGCTAAGAAAGCACAAAGTATCAGCCATATCTCCGATCCGGATCCGGAGTCATTGGGTTCACGGGAAATTGAGGCATTGGTTTTACAGGCACAGGCCCTGGTTGTTGCCGCGGAAGCCAAGGAAAAACGGCGCCGGGAGCAGGAAGCGGCAGCGGCGGCAGCGGAAGCGGCGGCTGCGGATGCGAAAGCTGCGGCTGCCGAGGAAAAACGGCGCCGGGAGCAGGAAGCGGCGGCTGCGGATGCGAAAGCTGCGGCGGAGAAAGCGGCAGCAGATCGGCAGAAGCAGGAAGCGGAGAAAGCGGCAGCAGATCGGCAGAAGCAGGAAGCGGAGAAAGCGGCAGCAGATCGGCAGAAGCAGGAAGCGGAGAAAGCGGCAGC